TCTTCGTCTGCTCTTTCCATAACCGCTTATTTTCTTCGATAGCCTTGGCTTTTTCGTCTCCGCTTAAGCCATCGAGTTTAATCAAATTCGCAGGTTTCGTTTTGCGCAGGTCCATAAGATTTGTTAAATCAAGCCACTCTTCAACGCTTCGCTTGATTTTAACAGATTGTGCGAAAAACTCTCTCGGTGTGCAATTGGCTAAATTTTTCATAAATCATAAACTCCTTTATATGATTATTCTGCTACAGCCGTAGCAATTATCTGCAAATTACCGGTAACGGATGCGATTGAAACTGTACCTGCTGAATAATAATCATCAGTTACATCTTCACCACCCATAAGAACAATTACATTCTCGATTGTATAATCTTCATCTGCAGTAAGAGTTGTTTCAAATTCTCCCTGGTTTGCAACAGCAGAATTAGTAAACGATGAACTTACGTGTGTAAGAATCTGATTAACTGTCCAAGCGGTTACGTCTTCGGGATCCATTGAATAAAACTTCATCGGAACCTCGGTCTGATTATTCATCGAAACGTGACCGGTTATCGTAAGAGCAATCTGTCCTTTGCCGTTCTTTGTGGTCTGCAGAGAGAAACCACCGGTTGAAAGTGCGTTCTTTATCTGAACAGCAACTAAACCACCATCTGCTCTGTCACCAACCCACCAGATATCTGAAAAATCATTCTGGTTAAGACTTGCTCTTGGGATAACGGCACTATTCGTTGAGTCGATATCCGCACAACCAAGTGCCATCTTAATAAGTTCCAAACTCGTTCCAAGGGAAGTTGTTGAAAGCGTACACTCCCAAGAATCAAGATGCTTTAATTCTTTGGTATTAATAGGTGCATTATCAACATCTTCGCCAAGATCTGAAAATGTCGGTACGCAACTCGGTTTGATACCACCGGTAGTTGCGCAAATAATATCTTCATCCGCAGGTGCGGCAGGGTTTGCAGGATCGAATCTCTTTAAGAGAACGCCGGCATCCATCTGCAATGCATTAAAAGTGTCCTGCGGAATTACAGTAAATCTGCCCATTTTGTTTCCTCCTTAAAATGCCGTCAAAAATTCGGCTTGAATATTAATATAAACGCCCCGAACCAGGTCATCCGGATTGGGGATACGTTGCGAAAAAGGTCTTCCCTCGGTTATATACAATCTGCCATTTTCAATCGGGATTGTCGGCGGTACCATCTTTGCGATATACTCTGCGATTTCAGCCGCCTTGCTTTCTACATAAGACCAGGAAGTTGTATTCGTGTCCCAAATCTTTGCAGTTAGATTAATCACGTCATCCAGGCTACCGGTCGACACGCTATAAGCGATATATTTCTCGCCCCTAACAGAATCGTCTTCCGGAACTGTATTTTCATCCCAAGCAGGAATACCAAATCCACTCCAAAATTGATGTAATGCTTGCGATTTATCCATTCTGTCACCTCGGCAATGCATCAAGTTCTTCTGCGCTCACCTGGCGCATATTAAGCGATGCGGAAGTTGGTGTTTTCATATCGTCTCCATCGGAAGTGACTCTGAAATATTTTTTATCACTTTCCCTACGGAATATCTGACCATATTGAAGATTAATATTTTTGCGAGTTGTAACTGTATAAAGAGCGGTCACTCCCTGCAAATCTGCAACTCTCGCCTCGATAGAATTATTCAAAACGATAGCCGCATTAATCTTCGCACCATCTTTCCATACATTCGTATATCCGCCATAGCCATCCGGAACTGTTGTCCGGTCGATAAGCGTGCAGGATGTCATTTCTTCGTCTAATAAACTCATTTCAATTTCCTATACGGCGCAAGCATACGAGCAAACTGTGCGTTGTCGAATACACTCGAACCGCCCTTTCCACTTGAATTAGAACCTTTATTATACGAATACCCACCAAAACTTTCGCTCTGAAAAGGCGAGTTGGCTTCACTTCCTGCGCCGCCGTTTGCTTTCATCCAATCATCAGCCCATTTGTCGGCATCAAGAACATCCTTGGGTACATCCATAAGCCAGACGGATCCAACAAAAGTTTTATCCGCAGGAACTTCGTTAAATACTCCCAAGGGAATACGCTCTCTAAATAAAGCAAAATACTGACCTTCATCCAGCGTTATCGTTTTACCATTGCAGATAATGACACCATTCACAATCGAAATCTCTCCGCTGTGACGTTCATAATCGAAATAGTTATGCAGATAAGCGCAAATGTTAGTCAGCATCTTTCTTTTTACCTTTCTTTTTGGGTTTCGGTTCGGACTCAACTTCTTCCTTTTTCGGCTCGGCTTTCTTTTTCTCTTTCACAAGTTCAATCACCGGCTTGCCTCTGCGGTTATTCGCCGTTGAAAGTTCCTTGATACGATCTTCGTCAACCGAGAGTCCATCCCTGGGGAACGTGTCCCCAGGGTTATAGGAATGCATATTGTCTTTCATATCTTTGAAATATGAGATTGCTTTATACATATTTTATACTCCACCATTATCAAAAGTGATACCGGTAAGTTTGAAAATCTGTGTGGTCTTATGACCGGTGCAAGAAGAAACGATCTTAAGAACCTGCGTAGCAGGATCCGTAATCTTAAATACTCCGTTGCGGTCAAGATCGTCAATACACTCAACTAAATCCATACCGCTTGCGCTGGGTACTAAACCAACTTTCAAACTTGTTGCACTTGCATCGGGATTGGACCATTTAAGAGCAAGGAAATATCCGTCTCCTGCTAAAGGTCCATCGGGCGATAAGCCACCCTCAATAAATGTGAGCGTACCGGAAATCACGCCATTGGATACAGTTACATCATCCTGGAAATCGCCAGGAGTCTTGTCGGTCCAAGGGAACGTGGTGTCATCAGCCTCCGACTCTACTGTGACACCTTTTAAGGGTTTGCATCGATGGTTTCGATTGCTACACCATCAGCATATTCGTACCAGAGTTTCATTCCCATAAGAGCGAATGACTCACCAACTGCAGTTCCGTAATTGCCCTGGGCGTGGAAACCGATTAAGTTTGTATCACCATCTGTGGTGTATACAAGACCAAGTTTTGCGAACTCGGTTGACGGATCCACATAATAAAGAACAAGGTTGTCAGCAGGAATGGCGATAACTGTTCCCTCATCGATTTCGGATGAAAGAATCATTGTCTGTGCGCCAAGGAAGTTCTGAACGTAGTCAATTCCGAAAAGACTCTGAATTGAAATGTCTGCAGAACCAAGATACTTGTACGCATCAAGGGTATTAACGAAAACAACTACAGAAGAAATGTTCTTACGCATCTTCTTGAATTTGTCTCTTACTTTGCCGATTGCCATTGCAACAGCCATCTGGAATGTTGCATCTGTACCGGTCATAGCGTAAGTATCATCAGCAAGAGTTGCATAGAAACCTTCCATAACAACTGTCTGGAGTTCGTTAAGGAATGCTTCGTCTGTTTTCTGTACAGCGATTTCTGCGCCATACTTATCAACATCTTCTACGGGAACCGCTTTTGCATACTTCTCAAGTTTGAGATCTGCGTGTGCGATTTCGGCAACTGTGGCTTTGGAATAAGGGATAACGCAACCAGGATCCACGTCACCATCTTCAAGAGTTACGGATGCGGTATAAGAAACGAGTTTTGTACCGCCCTCTTTCTTAATAGGGTTCATAATACCGAGAACTTCCTGCAGAGCCTGCCAGGATGCACCGAATCTGGTTACGAAATCTTTTTCTCTTGCATCAACGTCTGTATAAACGTTGGGCAAATTTGTTCTGGGATTAGTTAAACTTTCAATACCGGGCATTTTATTTTCCTCCATTATTCAAATATTCTTTCCAAGCGTTCTGTCGCTCGGCTGTATCCTTAATTTTAAGGATCTCTTCTCTTGTCTTAACAGCACCGCCGCCATTACTTCCGGCAGGTGGTGTTGCGGTATTGGCACCCTGCGTACCGGTCTTCTCGATGAAATCAGCCCACTCGCCTGTAAGAGTTTTCTTAATCTCATCGACACCTTCGATGTTTCCATCCTTGTCGAATTTCAAATTATCGATTTCGGTACCGGAAACTTTCAAGACGGAATCGATTCGCTTATCAGATACGCCAATCTCCTTGAGCAGGGCTTTATATGCCCCGGACTTCTTGTCTCTTTCCTTTTCGGTTTCGACACCTTTTTTGAAATCAGCGAACTCCTCTTTGATAGCCTCATATTTGACTTTGTAACTGTCCTTATTGGAATCTTTTAAAGATTCGACTTCTTTCTCCAGGGAAGTTACCTTATCGTGATCCGCCGAATACTGTTCAGCCTTTGCCTTGTATTCGTCTCTCTCTTCTTTGAGAGCATCAACAGTTTCCACGTGAGCATTGATAATTTCATCGATTTTGTCGGTCTCAATGCCAAGAGCCGATAAAAACTTTCTGCTTAATGCCATTTTTAATCTCCTTTTCTTCGGATGCTTTTCTTCGCTATCTTCAAAATAGCACACTTTTGTTAATAAATCAACATTTTATATCAAATTTATCCGTTCTGTAGTTCATTTTGCACAATTTGCTTATATTCGGACATATGATCATCAATAGCAAGCTTCAAATACGGCTGTGGTTTCATACCATTTGTGGTATGCCACTCGCCTTTCGAATCTTGATAACTCCAGGGAGTTGGTCTGCCGCCGCTCTCTGCAAATTTACCGGTACCAAATTCCAAATAAGGTGCGTACTCGACATTCGTACCCACATAGACAGT